AAAAAAAGAGATATGCTGCTAAGGTATTTGAGTTATGTGATAAATATGATTTAAAACCTTTCACAGGAATGTGCTTTGGATTAGTTGATGGTAAAATACCATCAGTAAATGAATATATGTTAAACTATGACGATAAGTCATTATATAAAATGTTATAATTATGACAAGAGAATTTTATACAGAATTAGCTGAGCTAATACAGAAACATAAGTTAATACTTATAAATGGTAATCGAGATACTTTGGTTAAAACTACTAAAGGGTTAGAAGGTCAAATGATGTTCATCACCAATGGTGAAAAAGTACTAAGTTTACGTGGTGGTGAAAGTATGTTACCTGAATCATCAACAACAATTTTACTCAATAAACTTAGATATAAAGAATAAAAAGTATTAAACAAAAAAAAACCACAGAAAACTGTGGTTTTTATTAATTTATTTTTATTACGTTTAAGCTGCAACTACAGTTAATACACCAGCATCACTAACAGTTACTTTATATCTAGTTCCATTTGGACTTTTCATTATTACACCTTCACCAACCACGTTAGTTTCAAGACTTGGAACATAAACTGTATCATCCGCTGTACCAATAATACCAGCACCACCGATAATTGCACTTCTAGCACCACTAACTGTTGAACTATATGAATGTACAAATGATGAAAGACCACTAGCAGTTGAATTTGTACCGCCAGCATGTGAAAAACTACCACTAGCTATTGTTAAATTACCCTCACTATGTGAATAGTCACCACTAGCCGTTGTTTGTTGACCTTCAGCGTGTGACGCAAGACCAATAGCATCACTACCATTACCTTCAGCATGTGAATTAGCACCACTTGCTATTGCTCTACTACCTTCAGCGTGTGAATTAATACCACTTGCTATTGTTTCATATCCTTCAGCGTGTGATGCCTCACCTTCAGCAGTTGTAGCATAACCTTCAGCATGTGAGTTAGCAAAAATAGCATATGTTGTATCACCTTCAGCATGTGAATTATCACCACCAGCGTATGTTAATCTACCTTCAGCATGAGAATTATCACCAAGTGCACTTGTAACAAATCCTTCAGCATGCGAACTACCACCATTAGCTATTGCACCTTTACCTTCAGCATGTGATGAATCACCACCAGCTCTTGTACTACTACCTTCAGCATGTGATGTGTTACCACTAGCAATTGATAAATAACCTTCAGCATGCGAATACAACTTACTAGCAGTTGTAGCTCTACCTTCAGCATGTGAATAATTACCACTAGCTATTGATAAATAACCTTCAGCGTGTGATGCACTACCACTAGCCGTTGTACTTTCACCTTCAGCGTGTGAATCAGCACCACTAGCAGCTGTATAACTACCCTCAGTATGCGATGCATCACCAGTTGCGGTTGTTTGACTACCTTCAGCATGAGAGGAATCTCCGATTGCGGATGTACTTTTACCCCATGATGATGAATCAACACCACTAGCGGTTGTGTTCCCCTGTTGAACAGGAGCTGTTAATGTTAAATTTGTTGTCACATTTGGTGTGATAATGTCTACGTTTATTTGACTCATTTTTTTTAATTTTAAATTTTAAATTATTGTTAAAGTAGTTCCACTTGAAACCACTACACTAAAACCACTACCAATAGTTAATGGTGTTGGGTATGTTACTGTTGAATTATAAGGTAAAACTACATTTTGATTTATAGTTGATGGTGCTGGTGATGTTATGGTAAAACCCATTTCAGTATAAGTTAAACCAACTACCCCACCCAATTGAGAACCATCACCAATAAAGTATTCTGAATAAACAGTTTTACCAGTTACGTTATTTGTAATAGATAAACTTCCGTTTATTGTTTGACCAATTAATACTTCATCAGAATTGTTAATTATATATTTTACTTTCACGTTTTGATAGATTTATTAATAAATATCTTTTGGTTTAATAAAAAATAAAATATTTTATTATTTTATTTGTGAAATTGAAATATTATTCGTATATTTGTAATATGAAAACAATTAATGTATTAGGGATAACAGTAAGATATGATTTAGAGGCTTTAGTGAATGAAGTTAATAACATTCCATATAATAGAGAAAATTATGTGGATAACCATAGAACAAGTGGTGGAAAGGGAGAACTACATGAAGCAGCACCAACCGAAGAAGAATTCACAAATCTAAGGACAAGATTTGCTAATGATATACTTAATCTAGAAGATAGATTATCAACACTTATTGAAGAAAACTTATTTCTAACTAAAAAAGGTGTTTTAGGTAAAGGAAGACGTAGACCAATACTTATGGGTCACGATGATTTTTATACAAATGTTATTGACGAATATGACCATGATTTACAATTTGACAGACCTTATCTAAAATTAGATGTTAGAAATGATAAAGAAGGTGAATTAATTATTCATAAAATGCAAACAAATTATTAAATATGAACTATACAGAAAAAACTTACAAAGAAGCTAGAATGGTTGGGGTTAAAGCACACTCTAATCAATCATATGATGAAATTTTTCCTTATGAAAAACACTTAGATGATGTTGTTGATGTCTTAAAAAGATTTGGCTTCTCTGGAAAGTATATTGTTGCTGGCTATTTGCATGATAGCATAGAGGATGATGGTATATCATACAACGATATCAAAAAGCATTTTGGTATTGAGGTTGCTGAGATGGTTTATGATGTAACTGATGAGCAAGGTAGAACTAGAAAAGAGAAAAAAGTTAAAACATTGCCTAAAACATCTGCTAACCCTGATGCAATTATTCTTAAATTGGCTGATAGAATTGCCAACATTGAACATGGTGGTAAGATTGATATGTATGCAAAAGAATACCAAGAATTCAAAGGTGCCCTATATTTGAATACACCGTCTGATGGTAAAAGAATGTGGGAGCACTTAGATACTTTATTAGGTATTAATAAATTAGAAACTGTATAATTATGAGTGAAGATTGGAAAAATGAAAGAGCTGAAGCTGCTATGAGAGAAGGTACTGAAGCAATTAGAAAAGCTGCTGAAGAAAAGGCTAAAATGGAAATTATAGACGAGGATGATGATAATTGGACTCAAATTAAAGAATCATTATATTCATCTATTAATTCACCTGAACATGATGCTTATGTCATTCTCATAATTAGAAAAATGAGAGAAATGTATCACCCACCAGTAAAAAAATAAGCTATGAATATTAAACAAATTTTTGATGAAATCGCTGCTGAGAGTAGCACTAACCAAAAGATGGTTATTTTAGGAAAATACGCTGACAACGAATTATTGAAACGTGTATTATATTTGGCTAATTCAAAACGAATTAAGTTTTATATTAAACAACTCCCAACATATACTAGGAATGCTAACCAAAATAATTCATTAGATTTTGCAGTTAGTGAGTTACAACACATAATTGATAGACATGTAACTGGTGGTGATGCACTTAACTTCTTGCGTGATTTGTTGGCTAGTGTGGATTCTGACAATGCTTATATCATCGAACGAATTATTGAGAAAGATTGTAAAATCGGTATGGGTACTTCAAACATGAATAAAGTAATCAAGGGACTTATTGAAGATACACCTTATATGGGTGCAGTATCTTTTGATGAAAAGAAAGCTCGTAAAATATTCGAAAATGGTGGTGTTGGTGTGTCACAAATTAAAATGGATGGTCGTTATTGTAATGCAATCATTCGTGGTGGTGAAGTTGAATTAGAAAGTCGTCAAGGCGAACCAACAATTGTTACTGGAGCTAAATTTATCGATGAATTATCATCTTTGGATGATTGTGTATTTAATGGTGAGTTAACTATAGATAATGTATCTCGTTATGAATCTAATGGTATCATTGCATCACTTATTGATATTTGTGGTAAGAGAGATTCTAGAACAGAAGTCGAAAATGGTAAAAAATTAGCAGCTTTTGAGGAAAAACATGGTAACTTTGAAACAGCTTTGAACTCGATTAGATACACTATTTGGGATACAATTACTGTTGATGAATATTTCGATAAAAAATCAGATGTACCTTATTTGAACCGAGCTAATAAAGCTGGCATTTTAATTAACACTAAAGGGTTATCTATGGTTTCAATAGTTGATGCGGTTATGGTTTACACATATGATGAAGCTATGTCACATTTCCAAGATATACTAGCTACTGGTCAAGAGGGTACTATTCTTAAAGATATAAAGGGTACATGGAAAGATGGTAAACCAAATTGGCAAATAAAAATGAAGTTGGAAATGGATGTTGATTTACGTATTGTTGGTTTTAACTATGGAACAGGTAAAAATGAGCATGTAATCTCATCTGTAAATGCTGAATCAGCTGATGGTAAATTATTTACGAGACCAACTGGTATGAATGAGAGCTTGATGCAACATATCACAGAAAACCAAGAATCTTTGATGGGGACAATTATTGAAGTTAAATGTTCTGGATTATCACATGACTCAAATGGTAACTATGCGTTGCTACACCCAGTGTTCAAACAACTACGTGACGATAAAGATACGTGCGATTCTTTGGAATCAATAATGGCAATTGAAAATATGGCAAAAGGTTTAAATTAATTTTAAAAATATGAAAAAAATGATTAAATTTCCGTCTATTGAACAATTTAGAACTGTTGTTTCTAATGTTAATAGACGATACAATTTTGTTGGTTTAGATGAAAATGGTGAGGCGATTTATGACCCAAATTTACCTAAACCAGTATTAACCTTTAAAGGTACTATAAAATTACATGGTACTAATGCTGGTGTTTCTTATAATAGTCAAGATGATTTGTGGGCACAATCTCGTGAGAATATCATCACACCAGAAAAAGATAACGCTGGATTTGCATTCTTTGTGGAATCAAATAAGGATATTTTTTATGGTTTAATGTTACATGTTGCTGAAAAAGAAAATATTAATAGAAACAATAATACTATTAGTATTTATGGTGAATGGGCTGGTGGTAATATTCAAAAAGGTGTTGGTATTTCCAACTTACCTAAATCATTCTTCATATTTGGTGTTAAAATTACACCACATACTGAAACTGAAGAAGAATTAAAAGCTAATCCAGCTTATTGGGTTGATTCAACATACTTGAGAGCACCAGAGGTTAAAATTTACAATATCGATGATTATGAAACGTATTCAATTGATATCGATTTTAACATGCCTCAGTTGATTCAAAATCAATTATCCGAGTTGACTATTGCAGTTGAGGAAGAATGTCCTGTAGCGAAAGCATTTGGCTTCTCAGGGATTGGTGAAGGTATCGTTTGGTCTTGTGAATTTCAAAATGTTGTACATAGGTTCAAGGTGAAGGGTGAATTACATAGCTCCTCTAAAGTTAAAACCTTAGCAACTGTTGATGTTGAAAAATTAAACTCAATTAAAGAGTTTGTAGAATATTCGGTTACCGAAAGTCGTGTTAACCAAGCAATCGAAAACGTATTCCCTAATGAAGAACCATTAGATGTTAAGAAAATGGGTGACGTAATTAGATGGGTTGTAAATGATGTTATCAAAGAAGAAATGGATACCATGATTGAGAATAATCTTGAACCCAAAGAAATAAATAAATACATTTCAACTAAAACGAGAGAAATGTTTTTAATAAAATTAAATGAATTAGTAGGATTATGAGCAGAGTAAAATATTCGAATAAAGTTTTCAGATTAAAGAAAGCTATGGAAGTAACACTTAATGGTGTTCCACAACCACTAACATTCACAATGGGTGAAGAATTCCACATTGTTGCTGATGTATTATACATGCATGGTTTTCGAGCGATGTTTCAAAAACCAATTATAGATTGGATTGAAGCTAACCCTAATTTATTTGTAGATGACACAAGACAATTCTAAACCAACAAGTGGTATATGTGTTGACGGTGGTACTGTAGGTAATCCAGGTCCATGTTTTTATCGTGGTGTTGACTTGGAAACGGGTCAAATCATATTTGAAGAACATTTGGGACCTGGAACCAACAATGTTGCTGAATTTTTAGCAATATGTCATGCAATTCATTATTGTGATAAAAAGGGGATTGAACCAAACATTTGGTCAGACAGTGTAACTGCCATTGCTTGGGTTAGGGATAAAAAACACAAATCATCAGCTGCTGGTGATATAATTGGGAGGATGGATAAAGCTTGTAAATTTTTAAAGACCAAAGATATTAAAATTAATAAATGGTTGACTAAAGAATGGGGTGAAATTCCAGCTGATTTTGGAAGAAAATAAAAAAGTATGTTTGATAGATTAAAAAAAGGGTTTTACTGGGGATTACTAATAATTTTAAGTTTTATATGTGTGGTTATAACACTTAAATTACTTTATTATTTATTTATAATATTGGCAACAATTGGGTTGGCTTTGATAATTAAAATTTTATATGAAAAACGTAGAAGAAACTAAAACACCATATGAATGGTGTGTTGAATATAACATAAGACCACTTGATTTAAATGAGTGGCCAGAAGAATTCTATGGGTCAAAAGAAAGACATTTTTTTGAAATGTATTTTGTTGGTAGGGTTGAGTTTTTACAAATGATTACATCATGCACTGTAAAACCAAATTCACAACCTAGAAAAGGTGAATCGTATTTGGAATATAGAATGTATGGTTTAGTACCATATAATATTAGTTCTATACAATCAGCGATTCAATATGGACATGCTGTTCAAGAATATAATAATTTGATGTTTGATGGTAATCATATTTGTCGTAGTATTAACTTTGGTGAAGCATTGTTAAAATCAAATCAGATTGGGTTTAATAAATGGAGAAAACAAGATAAGACATTTATTATATTAAATGGTGGAACAACGAATAATTCAAAGGATGATAGATGGTATGGTTCCTTACAAAAAAGTAGAGATACGTTATATGAGAACGGTGTGTTATTTTCAGAATTTTATGAACCAGATTTAAATGACACATTAACAGCTGTTGTGTTCTTGGTTGATGAGAGAGTGTTTAATAAAGAAACTTATCCAAACTTTGAGAAAGAAGTGCTACCATATTCTAGAACAAGACCTAGTGATAAAAAAATAGAAGAATTAGAAAAAAGAAACGCAATTAATTATGAAAAATGGGTTGAAAAAATCGGTGGACCAAAAAATGCATTCCTTAGAGAATTCTTACCAAAATTCAAATTGGCAAACTAATACTGTTAAGTTAACTGGTAAAATAGTTTTTGACCCAGAAGATAAGACTTTAAAACACAGCAAACAATCTTCTTGGAAGAAAGTAGCTATGGTTGTTATACCTGGTGATGTTTGCGAATACTATATGTGGTTTCTTAAGAAGCGATATAATTTAAAGTTGCATAAACCATTAAGAGGTGCTCATATAACATTCATAAATGATAGAGCTTCAGATATGAATGGTAAATGGGAAGAAATAAAAACTAAATGGAATGGTAAAAAAATTGAGGTTATAATAGACCTATCACCAAAAACTGATTCTTCTGAACCAAATAGTGATTATCACTGGTGGTTTAATATTCCACATGAGGATAGAGAAGAATTACAAATGATACGTTCAGAATTGGGGTTAGGTAAACCTTATTTTGGATTACACATGTCGATTGGTAGAGCTGTTGATTATACAACAGACGATTTTGAAATTGGCGTTATGAAAGCTAAAGAAATGTGCGTAGAGCACTCAATTTATTTACATACTTTATATAAAGATGGATTTATAAAATAAATATTAAAATTTATTAACATTTGAATTAATGCGGACTATTTATAATTAAACATAGATGTCCGCATTTTTTGTTATAAATAAGTTTTAAACACATTTTTTAAATGCAAGACCCTTTAGATAAAATTAATGACTTAAATAAAGAATTATATGACTTTAGTCAATTTGTTGATAGTTCAGTTTTAATTTCTAAAGCAGATGCTAAAGGTAACATCACATATGTTAATAAAAAATTCGAAGAAGTTTCTGGGTGGTCATTAGAAGAAGTTGTGGGTAAAAACCATAATATCGTTAATTCTGGGATTCATAATAAAAATTTTTGGTCAAACATGTATAAGACTGTTATAGTTGACAAGGGTATCTGGAACTCAGTTGTTACAAATAAAACTAAAAACGGTGATTTTTACTATGTTGATACCTATATAAAAGCTGAATTTGATATTAATGGCAAATTAATGGGTTTTATTTCAATTAGGCATGATGTTACATTAGTTAAAAAAAATGAATTAGAGATTAAAAATATAATTAATGCTATTAACCAATCAAATGCGGTTATTGAATTTGATTTATTTGGTAATATAATATTAGCTAATGATAATTTTTGTCATATCATGGGTTATTCTCAAGAAGAATTAATCGGTAAACACCATAGTATATTTGTTGATAGTGAGTATTCAAAAAGTGAGGATTATAAAGAATTTTGGGTTAAACTTAGTAGAGGTGAATTTATATCATCTAGATTTTCTAGAATTAAACATGGTGGTGAAATAATTTGGCTACAAGCAACATATAACCCAATTCTAGATGATAATGGAAAGGTGGTTAAAATTATGAAAATTGCCATTGATGTTACAGATAAAATTTTACAATCTGAAGAAATTGAAAAGAAAAACACATATCTAGAACATGCTGCTAAAATTTTAAGACATGATATGCATTCTGGTATTAATACTTATATGCCCAGAGGTCTTTCTTCATTAGAAAGGAGATTAACACAAGAAGATATTAATAACCTTAAAATTGAGGCACCACTTAAAATGATTAAAGAGGGACTAAAGCATACACAAAAAGTTTATAAAGGTGTATATGAATTCACAAACCTAGTTAAAAAAGACTCAACCTTAAATAAGGGTGAATACAATATCAAAGACATCCTCCAAGATTACTTATCAGCAACAGCATATAAATCACAAGTTTTACTGGATAATAATTTACCCACAATTGAAGTTAATGAAGCATTATTTTGTACAGCAATAGATAACCTAATAAGAAATGGTTTAAAATATAATGACAGTCCGAGTAGATTTATTAAAATATACTTAGAAGATGGTTATATTTGTGTTGAGGACAATGGTAGAGGTATTACACAAAAGGAATTTGATGAGTTATCAAAACCGTATGTAAGAAAAGAAGGTCAAAAAGAAACTGGTACAGGTTTAGGTTTAAACATCTGTAAAGCAATTCTTAAAGAACATGGGTTTAGTATAACAGTAGAAAAAATGTCACAAGGGACAAAAATAAAAATTAAATAAAAAAAACAATTATGATTAACTCAATTTTATTAGTGGACGATGAAGATTTATTCCATTTAGTATTTGAAGATGCTTGCAGCTTATTAGATATCACATTATCATTAGAAAGTCTGACTAGTGCAGATGAAGCTGAAAAGCTATTTAAAGAATGGTTTGACACTAATAATATCCATGACAAACCAGAATGCGTATTTGTAGATTTAAATATAATTGGTTCATCATTTGATGGTATTGAATTAGTTAGAAAAATAAACTTCGAATATGGTAATCATGTTGTAATAGGAATAATATCATCAAGTGATGAAGCTGAAGAACAATCAAAAGCGTTACAAGCTGGTGCTCAATTCTGGATTATTAAATCTGATGAAATAGAACCTAGATTGGAAGAATTTAGAAATGATTATGATGGTTATAAGAATAGAACGAACAAATTTAAAGTATATAAATGATTAAAGTTGACAACAAGACTAAAGATTTATTAATTCAGTTACATAAAACTAAAAAGATTTCACTTGAGGGTAATATTCTTAAAGTTATTGATACTGATGGTGATGAACTATTTGAAAAATATATCAAAAGTTGTGTTGACAAAGATATGACAACCCGAAAAAAAAGGTTGGAAATCACAAAACAAATTCAAAAACAAAATAATGAATTAATTACCTGGAAGGAAGAGAATATTCGAATACAAGAAGAATTAATTCATAGTTTAAAAGAAAATGAATGTGCTAAAAATGAAGCTGAATCAGCTAGATTTGAAGCTGAACATTTAAAAATAGAAGCTGAAAATGCCAGAGAAGAATCTGAAATAGCTAGACGTGAAGCTGAAAATGCTAGAGCTTCAGTTGAAAATGATTTAGAATTATTACAGAAGAAGTCACAATTTGAATTGATAGGGTCAATTGTTAAAGTTGCACTATGGATTATTATCAGCGTAGGTATTATAACCACAGGTGTCTTTATTATTTCTTTACTTACAAATAGAGATACAGCAATTGTAGGCTCAACATGGAGTAATATCGTTGGTATATTATTAACCAACGCATTTAGTATTGTGGGGACAATAATGGGTGTTAAATATGCTTCTGAAAAAAATAATTAATTATTTTCTTCTACTTTACCATCTCTTTTAGCCCATATTTTATCGACTGAAGATAAACCTAAACAACCAAATGCTAATAGTGCAACAGAATCAACCAAGGCATCAGATGGTTTATGACCTGTATATTGGTTTATAAATAATGAAACACATAAAGATAAACCACATATAATACCAATAAATCTTTTTGATGAAGGACTACCCTTTTCATCTTTAAATAACCCCGTTATCCAGTTACTAACTTTTTTATACCACACCATAATAGTCTTTTATTATAAATATTTTTTAATAATACTAAATACTATTTATTTTGATTTTTTTTATATTATATTTGCAAAATTTTTGGTATATTAAAGAATTATTAGTATATTTGTAAAAAAGTAAATTAAAATGGGGTATATTAAACATAATGCGATTATAGTTACTGGGTGGCAAGGAGATAAAGTACTAGAGGCACGAAATAAAGCTATTGAAATATTTGAAGAGCAATTTAGCGGTGAGCTTATTGAGCGTCATGGTAGTAAATTAATTGGTGAAATTATATCTGGTTTAACCAATGGACAATCTTCTTTCTTTATTGCACCAGATGGTAGTAAAGAGGGTTGGGACACTTCTAAAAATGGTGATATAGCCAGAGAACAATTCTGTAAGTGGTTGGATTCAGAGCAAGATAATTACTGTGATTATATCGAAGTAAGGTTTGGTGGTGATGATGAACATGAAAATATTGTACGTTCAACAAATACTCATTAGTAATTTAAATTTAAAAAAGAATTATGAAACAAATAACGCATGAATTTTTAGTTGAAAATGGGTTAATCCTATTTGAAACAATAGTTGGGTCACAAGCGTATGGAACGCAGACACCAACATCTGATATAGACAAAAAATTTGTATATATACTACCACAAGATTATATCTTAGGTACTGGGTATGTTGAACAAATAAACGTAAATAAAGATTACGTTGGGTGGGAAATTAGACGTTTCCTAGAACTAATGGGTAGCAATAACCCAACAGTTTTAGAATTACTTAATAGCCCTGAAGATTGCATTGTATCTAAACATCCATTGTTTGATGTTATAATTGCGCATAAGGATGAGTTTATTACAAAGATTTGTAAGGATTCATTCGGTGGCTACGCTAGACAACAAATCAAGAAGGCGAAAGGTCTTGATAAGAAACAAAACTGGGAGAAAGACAAAGTGACTCGTAAAGATGTATTGGATTTCTGTTATGTTATTGAAGGTGAAAAATCTATTCCATGGAAAGTTTGGAACGAGGATTACAACTACGAAGAAAAATTTATTGGGGTTGTAAATGTTCCAAATGCAAGAGACGTTTATGCTGTTTACTTTGATATGTTAGCAACTTTGTGTTTTAGTGAATCAATTCCTGAAAATGTAAGGGAGTCTGCAAAACAAAATAGAACTAAGAACAATTTGCCATTAGGATTTGGTTATAAAGGTTTAGTCAAGTCTGGTGAAGGTACAAATGCGGCTGAATCCAACCAACTACGTCTTTCAAGCATACCAAAAGGTGAAACACCTATTTGTAATATTATCTACAACAAAGACGGTTACACTGTGCACTGCAAAGATTATAGAGAATACCAAGAATGGTTGGAAAACCGTAATGATACTCGTTATGTTGAAACGCAAGAACATGGTCAACGCATCGATGGTAAGAATATGATGCATTGTATCCGACTTATTAGAATGGCCCAAGAGATTGGTAGAGGTGAAGGTATTAATGTTCGTAGAGAAGATGCTCAAGAGTTACTTGCAATTAGACGTGGTGAAGTTGATTTGGAAAATTTAATAGCAATGGCTGACCAGGCTATTGAAGAAATGGATAGTATATTTGATAATTCAGATTTACCTAAAAAGGTTGACCAAGGTTTGGTAAATGCTTTATTAATTTATATTAGAAAAGAATTCTATAATATAAAACAAGATTATACAACTTTAGAAGTTAGATTCGATTCTTAAATAAAAGGATTCTCACTATCGATTAAACATTGGAATGTATCATGCGCTTTTTGACAATCAGATATGAAATTAGTAATATCATTGTCATTAAGCGCAAACCATTCACCAACTAATCGCTTTGAATTATATTTTCTATGTAACCACTTCTCAACTTTGTTTGAAAATCTAGTTTCAAAAGTATTAACAATAATTATTTCAGAACCATTACCAGTTTGTAAATCACTTTTTCGTTTATTAGTTACGTTTTTTGTGACACCAATTTTAAATTGTGTCCATTCTTCATTTGCTAGTAAATATACCTTATCCATCGGGTAAATTATAATCAAATTTGATTAAATTGTAAATAAAAAAAATATTTTTACATAAAAACTTGACAAATTAAAAAACTTTTAGTATATTTGCATATATTTAATTAAAACGATTAAAAAATTAATACGATGAAAACAATTAACAACATTTTGGTGCTTAACTTATGTCTACTTTTAGTGGTAGTCAGTTTTGGGCTGTGTTGATAGTTTAATAATAAATAAACAATATTCACAACCCGAAGCGATTAGTCACTTCGGGTTTTTTGTTTAATGCTGGGATGGTCGAGTGGCTTTAGGCAGTGGATTGCAAATCCACATACGGGGGTTCAAATCCCTCTCCCAGCTCAAAAAGATAGATTATGGAAAGAAAAGATAATGAGGGGAAAGTAGTATTAACGGGAACATATAAAGGGTCATATGAAAATTTTAGACATGTTAGAGCTGATAAAAATAATAAGATTAGTTTAAATACTATAAAGTTACTCTTTAAACGAAGAAAAAAAAATGGTTATGTTTAATGAAACTGAAATAAAAAAAGACTTATTTAAGTCAAAAGCAATGGCTAAGTTTAGTCACTATATTGCTGGTAACTTGTATTACAACATTGAAGTGTTTGGTGATATATACGAGTTTCCAATTTCAACAGTTGATGTAAAGGTTAGATATCATGTATCAACTTTAGAAGTTGGTGCAGAAGTTAAGGAGTCAGATGTGTTTACAACATTGTCTGAAGACCTTGGAACAACTACTTTCTACAGTGAAATGAGGGGCTCCGAGCTTAACAGATGGATTAGTAAATCCATAAAGAATGAAACATTTATAAAGGTGGGTTAAACCTACCACATGCACCTTTAGCTCAGTTGGTTAGAGCATTCGGTTTACATCCGAAGGGTCGTAGGTTCGAATCCTACAGGGTGTACTAGCGGTTAGCACTATACGATATGGATGGGTAGGAAGTGCAAAATGCTCCGATGGTGGAATTGGTAGACACGCAGCACTTAAAATGCTGTGCCCGTAGGGCGTGAGGGTTCGAGCCCCTCTTGGAGTACAAAATATGCCTCTGTGACTTATGTAAATTGGCACAGCTAACGGTCTTAGAAACCGAGTTCTTGCGGGTTCGAGTCCCGCCAGAGGTACTTAATTATTTTAAAAATAATCAACATATTTATTAATATGAAAAAATTAATATTACTAGCGATAATACTAGCATCTTGTGCAACAACAAAAACATCATGTGATGCTTATGGTTTAAATAATCAAAAAAATAATCAAATAAATTTGGATAGTACAAAAATAGTTATTATATTTGATAAAGTTTAAATATTTATAATATGATAGTAATTACACTTTTAGGGTTTGTTCTAGTAACATTAATCACTAGAATTATTGAGTTTAGATTATTTATGAAAAATTTATCTAAACTTTGTTACAAATATGATTGGAAATATGTCAATAAACACCCAATGTGTTTATTGGATATAATGGAAAATAGAAAAAGTTATTATGTGACTAGTGAATGGTCAGCTTATAATTTCTTATTTCTAAATGGACCAAGACCATTAAGTATGTTTCTATCATTTAAAAAATTGACAATTGAATGTCAATATAATAAAGAAGTAATTGATAGATTAAAAGAATATGAGATTAAGTGAGATTTATATAAACGAATTTTTTTTAAAAGAATTTTGGAAAAACGTAAGTGAGGATTTAGTAAATGAAGTTGACACTAGTGGTTTAAATACATTATTAAGTAGAGCTGATGAATTAATTTTTAAAAAATTTGGTATAGTACCCAATAATAAATCGTACTTCATTGGTGGGTCAGCTAGATTGTATTTGTACCCCAAATTAAGAGACGCATTTGGATTAAGTGGTACTATTGGTGATTTAGATATAGTGATACCAGATGAGCAACTTTGGATAAATGCTGGACTACAGGAAGAATTAAAAAATGGTGGTATATATAGACCAACATCAGACGGTTCAATTGAAGCTTTTACTATTTGGGACCCATCAAAAGCTGGAGGTTCATATGCTGATGTAAGAGTTAGGTCAACAAATGAAATTTTAGATAGTGCTGAATTAATTGATGGTTACTATTACATGAGTATATTAGATGTTGCTGATTATAAAACAAAATTATCTAGAGATAAAGAGCAAGAAGTTGTTAATCTTATAAATCAGTATAAAGAAAGTAATACTGAAAGTAGACAAACTTTTTTAAGACAAATAGTAAACGCTATAGGTATTAATAATACTAAGGATTTCCTAGGTAAAATAAGAAAATAAAAAAAAGTTTTAAAAAAACTTGACAAATAAAAAAACTTTTAGTATATTTGCATATATTTAATTAGAACACGAATAAAAAACACAATGAGAACATTAACTAACATATTTGATTTTGCATTTTTTGCAGCCGAGGCGGATGAAAGCTTGGGAAGGTCAACTATTGTCATAAGTTAACGTAATCGTTTAACATAATTGATAAAAGCTCTGACCTAAAAATCAGAGCTTTTTTTGTTTATAACAATAACAGAAACATCGGTTTCACGTTCTTTGAAATATTAAATTAAAAAAAAATATAAAAAATTTGGATAATTAAAAAATTATTCATATCTTTGTAAAACAATAATGGTACTGTAGCTCAGTTGGTAGTAGCACTAGATTGAAGCTCTAGGTGTCGTGGGTTCGAGTCCCACTGGTACCACAAAATGTATTGAAGGTAAACGTGATATGAAGTATTAGAAAAAGGACATCGATAATTGTGTCGATAAGTCGCTAGGCTACCCATCTAGTCCGAAAGGATAAATCTAGTCACCTATAAGGAATTAGTACATTTAACACGCCCATTCGTCTAGTGGTTAGGACGTTAGGTTTTCAACCTAAAAACACGGTTTCGACTACCGTATGGGTGACTATCAAGCAAGTACTGCAATACTTGCAAGAGAGCCAATGATTGATGATTGCAGTCAGATAAAGTTGGTTTTTTGGGTTCGTCTAATGGTCAGGATGGCCGCAGTGAGCGGTTGATATGGGTTCGAGTCCCATACCCAATACGATGTAGGGTTTTATACTTTTATATTTCCTAGACGCTGAATAGCTGAGAAAGAAAAAGTAACTTTGGTCCTGTAGTTAAACGGCAATAATGCTGCCCTGTCACGGCAGAGTTCGGGTTTCGATTACCCGTGGGACCGCTAAGTTAAATAAGTACCCATTTATGGGCAAGCTGGATTGAGTCGCTAGCATTCCCGTTCGAGTCGGGCACGAAGATTAAATCTTCAAGTGGGCCAGCTAGGAGAGACGAAGACTTATTTATTTAGCTTAATTTGGGGCTATGGTGACAACTGGCTAACACACCGCACTTGCAATGCGGAGATGGGGTATCATACACCCCTAGCTCCACATAACTGGTTACAAGATTCCAGGTAATTACAAAAATCTTATTTGGGGGATTAGCTCAGTTGGTAGAGTAGTAACTATAGTTACCATTGAAGATAGGGTGTTTGAGATTCAGAAGTACAATGAATTAGCCTGATAAATAGATGTGGGGATAACCCCATGGCCACAGGTTCGAGTCCTGTATCCTCCACAACGGTGTTGTTGGCGAGTATTCCGTTCGATTCGGATTTGGTCTTGGTGGCTGTGTGGTTCGAGTCCACGTTAAATAATAGGTAACACAATAGGAGGCATCCGCTCATGGGTTCGAGTCCCTTAACATCGACAAATTGGGATATAGTTTAATTGGTTAGAACGCCACCTAGACGGGTGGAAACACGGGGTTCGAAACCCCTTATCTCAACTAAAATCAAAAAAAGTTTAAAAAAAGTTGCGTAATTAAAAAAAAGATATTATATTTGCATCCTGATTAATTAATAATTAAAATAATAAACTATGAGTAAATTTGTAAACATGTTATCAGCTTCTGATAATACAATTAAAGAAACAAGAGCTAAACAATTAGCTGAAGACACAATCTTGGAAGTTGATACATTTATCAATACATTGAAACGTGAGCTTTCAAAATTAAACAATAAGTTAACTAGTTTAACTGATTTGGCACCAGACAACACATACAGTTTACGTCCAGGTAGCAAAGATTTTGATGCATCAAGATGGATGAATGAATTGCACGACACTAAGATGGAAATTAAGTTGAAAGCTATTGAATTGGAAGTTGCCAATGAAATTAAAAACGAATGGTTCGTATCTGAAAATGAAAACTAAGATATATTTAGCCAAATCTAATAAGGTAAACCCTGATGACCTAATGGCCGTCAGGGTTAGACTTTCTAAATTTGATATTGAGTTAGTTGAATTTAAAGGTGGGTCTTATTCCCATAAACCAATGCTTGAATGTGATATGTTATTAGTATTACCAGATTTAAGTGAACATGATATTGATTTCGATACTGCTGCAATACCAATAGGTAAGGGTTTGAATAGTCAAATTGGTGAATGGAAATATCAGCATAAAGGTGATTGTTTTATTTTTACTGAAATAGCCGATTATGATTGCTATTTAACACCAATTAAAGATTTAGATGTAGTAGATGAAGATGATTACGTTAATCATTCAGTTGCAGTAATAGATTATTCTGAATTAGATAGTTTCAATGATAGATTTGCTGATTTATTTAAAAAACCATCAAATAAAAAAAGAATGTTTGTTCTTATTAACAATTAAAAATTATGGATAATTTATTATTTTTATACTGGGTTTTCAGTACTTTATATGTCATAGGTATGGACATGTATCAAAAAGCTGGAATTAATCTACAAGGGTTTTTAGTAGCATGGGTATTTGGTTGGGCCTTATTACCGATATCATTAGGTACTAAAAGAGCTAAAGAAGTAGATAAAAATTAAAATATGAGTAAAAATACACACACTTATACAGAACGTTTAGTACCTTACGAAAAAACTGTACATGAGCATAAAGCACCAACAGATAAAAGTGTAGAATTATTAAATGAGTTTCAAGAAAAAGCAATTGAAAATATAATGCATCATTTTAAATTAAATGATAACATTATAACAGCTGAAGGGTTTTTTATAAATACTTCTTATGGAACTCACTTCGAAAATACTATAATTATGCATTGTAAGTTTGTATTAAATGGTAAAGAGTTTCATGTGAAAGATACTATTGATTTATTTGGTATTAAAACAAAGTTTAAAGAGTATTTTGAAGATGGTTCACATCAGGATGCTATTTTAAATGTTATCTATAAAGTAATATCTGAAAAGATAGCTAAAGATTTAATAATGCAAAGTAAGGAAACAGTAGGTTCTTTTTTAGAAGAAAGTAAATTCCAATCAACCTATTAAAATTATGATTAATAAAATAACAAGACAAATCGCAAAAGAATTATGATTAATAAAATAACAAGACAAATCGCAAAAGAATTAGGTATTGATTTTGATATCTTAATTGAAGACTTTCAAGAAGATAGTTATGAAGAACATAGAAGGGGTTCTAACTTCTTTACCAGGTCAATAACTGAAATATCTGAAAAATATTTCCCAGAATTACCTAGAGAATTAGATGGTTATTGGGAAACTAATACTTATGTTTTTGATTCTGATTATGGTAGAGAGGATAGTGATATCACAGAACTTAATAGGGTTGAAAAGAAAGAGAAGGTGATAACTAAAACTTATTGGGAAAAAGTTTAATTTAAACCATTGGGTGCTCTGGACGAGGCGGGGACGGCAGTCTCTTATACTAGATGCTTGAGGTTCAATTCCTCTTCACTCAACAAAAATCAAAAAAAATTAAAAAATATTTGTTTAATTGAAATATTATACATATCTTTGTCAGGTAATTAAAAATATTATTAACGAAAAAAAGAAAAAAAATGGGATTAAAAGATTTGTTCTTTATTAACAATGAGGAAGAAAAAAAACCAGAAACTGTTGCACCTATCGTAACAGAAGCAGTTAAGTTTCCAGGGGTAAACGAAACTTCGAATATGATACCACCCACTACATTTCCAAATGTAACACCAACAGTTGCATCTATTAATAACCCTTCATGTCAACCACATTTAGAAAAAATCATTCAGTTATATGAATCTGGTTTTGATGGTTTGAATCAAGCTGGTTATGATTTCTATGAATTCTATAAAGCTGTGGTTAGTGGTGGTATTGATAATCCACAAGTTTATGCTATGGCCTTAAGTATGGGTAAAGCTATGGATGGTAATGTATCTAAAGAATCATTATTATCTCAATCTCAATACTATTTTGATGAGATTATGAAAGTTCATAAAAGTTACGTTGATAACGGTACAACTAAGAAAAATCAGTTGTTAAGTACTAAAGAAAACGAAAGAAGTCAATTGTCTAGTGAACTTGATGGTTTGAAAATGCAAATGGAAGCAATCAGCAATCAAATTGTATCAAAACAATCATCACTTTCGGAAATTGATAATAAATATGCAAACGAATTAACTGAAGTAGATTGCAAATTAATGGCTAATGATGTAGCTAAAGATAAAATACTGTCATCAATTAACGCAGTAAAACAAGGTTTAACTAATAATTTAAAGTAAAAATGGAAACACAAAACACGTACATGAATCTCCCTATTATGAAACACTTCTCTGAAGGTGAGATTTCAAACAAAATCGACAAGTTCAGAAAAGGTGAAAAAGGATTATTCTGGTTCTTGAAATTAGGAGCATTAATCGGATTGGGGTATTTAACATGGGTATATGTATTACCACCATTGTTCTTAGCTATTGGTCAATTTTTAGCAGTTGCTGCAACTGGAATACTATTGGTTGGTTTAGTGATTGCTATGCCAGTTATATTGAAAGGTATTCGAGTTTTAACACGAAACTTACATAAGGCAATTATAAAACATGACCCTTTTATGGAGTTGGAAAAACAAAGACAATTAATGATTGCTAATCAGCAAAATTTTAGATTATCTAAAGGTAAAATTTCAAATCTTAGACAAGATATGGAAGTTGAAGCTGATAAATCGGAGAAAGATGCTAAAGAAATGCAAAACCGTATTATTTCATTACAAAGTAAAGCTCAGAAATTAAAAGCTGAATTAGATGAAATGGTTGCTAAGGATGGTGCGGCTGCTAGAGGTTCTGACGACTATGTAAATGGTAACGCTGAATTGATGAAGTTACTATCTGAAGCGCAACGTGTAGGTCACCAAATGGTACAATCTAAAGATTTTGTTACTAAATATGGTACAAGAGCCAATATCATGAAGAAATTCGGTCAAAAATTGATAATGGTTGAGACAAGTATGGATATTAAAGTATTAGACTTTGATGCAACAATTGAAATCTTGAAGAAAGATTATGCATTTGCTCAAAAATCTAGAGAAGCTACAGAAAGTGCAAAATCAGCAATGTTGTTTACTAAGAGCTGGGAACTTGATTACGCATTAGATGTTGTAACAAGTACAATTGCTGAAGATATTGCAATCACAGCTGGTAACTTAAATGATATTGATACTTTAACAAGTAAATATTCATTGGATAGTGATGAACTATATACAAATCTAGATACATTAGCTAATCAAATTAGAATCGGTACTGAAACTGTACCTTCAGCTAAAGCTTATAACAACCCAGAATACAAATTAACGGGTGATGATAAGTTGAAAAGTGGTGGATTTGGTGAATTATTTTAATTAATCAAAAAAAAATCAAAAAAGATTTGGATAATTGAAAAGTTATCCTTATCTTTGTAAGGTAAAATTTAAAAACAATTATTAATAACAAAAAAAAAAGAAAAAAAATGGGAAGAATTTTTAACAGAAAAAATCCAAATCAAGGTTTGACTACAGGATTTGAAATTTTTATTTTAGCGGCTGGTTTAGCCATCGTTTTAACTGGTGTGTATTTCTTAGCACCTGGACTTCGTGTAGATGAATCTAAAACACTAGACGGAATGGAATTGAGTGATGATAATATCGATAACAGTATGAGAAGTACTTTGATTGATTTACCATCTGATGAGTTATCAAGTGAAATGTCTGATAAATCAGTAGTACGAATTGCTGGATACGCTTGGAATGGCCAATCTGGTATCATCGTAGCAAATGGTGGTCCAAAAACAACTGAAGGTTCCCTTATGGAGGCAAACGGTGTTAATTTGGAAATCATCAGACAAGACTGGGTTACCGAATTAAAGAATATGCAGTTGAAGTTTATTGAGGAAATGGACCGTGGTGTTGAATATCCTAAATCTAATAAATCAGCTTATGGTGTTATTATAATGGGTGATGGTGCACCATATTACATCTCTACTATGCAATCAGCATTAGATGATAAATTTGGTGAAGGTAAATATCACGTAGAGGTTCAAGGTTGTTTCGGTATGTCAGATGGTGAAGATAAATTAATCGGACCTAAAGAATGGAAAACAGACCCACAATCAATGAAAGGTGCTCTTATCTCAACTGTTATTGGTGATGGTGACTGGGTAACTTCATTAAACTACGTTTTTGCTAATGGATTGAAAGTTAATCCTGATGTAACAACATATGACCCTGAAGCTGTAAACTTTTACCCATCTGAAGATGATGACTATATTAACTCTGCAAAAGAATTAATCAAATCTCAAAAGAATGGTTTCACTGTTGAATTGAAAGAGGTTAAAGATGGTAAATTGACTGGTAAGACAATCAATAAGAAAATTGATGGTTGTGCTACATGGACACCTGGTGATAAGATTGTATTTGATGCATTGACTGGATTTACTGATGTTGTATCAACACATGAATTTAGAAATCAAATGGCAACTACTTTAATCGGTGTTAAAGAATGGGCGGCAAAACACCCTAAAATCGTAAGTAATATCCTTAAATCAGCATTGACCGCATCTAACCAAATGAAACAATATGATTCATGGAGAGTAAAAGCATCTGAATGTGTTGCAAAGACATTTGATATGGAAACACCTGAATACTGGTACACAATGTTCAAAGGTACGAAAGGTAATAAAAACGGACTTGTATACAACATGGGTGGGTCAAGAGTACTTAACTATGGTGATGCTATGCAATACTACGGTATCAGTGATGGTATCAATCGTTATGAGTCAGTATATAACCAAGTATCAACGTACTTAAGTGAATTGAATCCTTACGGATTTATGCAATCAGTTGATAGAATTGTACCTTACGATGAAGCTGTAAACTTACGTTACTTGAAAAACATTGATGATATTGATGTAGGTATGGTCGAAAAATCTGATTACTCAAAAAACAAAACACACGTTATGGCTAGTGGTAACTGGAATATTAACTTTGCAACTGGAAGTACTACAATTCAACAAGTATCAAATAAAGATTTAGAGAAAATCTATAACTTGTTAATGCAAGCGGAAGATTCTAAATTAAGAATTGTAGGTCACACTGATAACGTTGGTAACCCATCAAGCAACATGACCTTATCTAAAGGTAGAGCAAATGCGGTAGTTGAATACCTTGAAAATCGTGGGATTCCTAAATCACGTATTCAAGAGGTAGATGGTAAAGGTGATTCTAGACCAGTTGCTGATAACTCAACGGCGCAAGGTAAAGCTAAGAATAGACGAGTAGAAATCACATTACTACAGTAATCTTAAAATTAAACATTAAAATGGGGTAAATCTAAGGTTTACCCCATTTTTTAACCTTAAAAAAAACAAAATGAAAAATTTATTATTAGTATTATCATTATTAGTGTCATTAACATCATTCAATCAAATTAAATTAGGGACTACAACTGACTTTGATAATTCAGAATTAAAAGGTTCTGACTCAGCTAAAGTTTGTTATTACTTATCAGCTGGTATCTCAATTTCAAACACTGGTTCATCAACATTTGGTAAAACATCTTACCCATCAATTGAATTTGGTGGTATGTATGACAACTTTGGTTTAGGTTTAGTTGCTGGTAGAGGTAATTTAGATTTCCATGGTGATGCAATTCAAAACTACTGGTATGAAGTTAAAACATCATTTAATCAACCAATTGGACCAATTAGTGTCTATGGTATATTTGGTATTGGTAATTATATTTCAACAAAACAATTATTCATTGAATATGGTGTTGGGATGTCAGTAAGTATCAAAAAATACGGTATTTTTATTCAATCAAGCAACTGGGATGGTATTGATTATATCAGTACAGGACTTACTTACAATTTCTAATCAGTATGAATATTTTTAAACCTTTCGAGAATATAACCCAAAAAACTAAACTTTTTATAGGATTAGGTTGGTTGTTAACCATTATAACACTTTGGGTTTTATCTAGTCTTGGGACTACACATATGTTCCCAACACCAGGCCAAGTATTTAGTGGTGTATCTGAACTTTATAAAGAGGGATTAATTGTTCACATATTTAGTTCATTAGCACTATGTGGTAAAGCTGTATTAATTGCAATATCAATATCCTTGGTATTTGCGTATCTATCAACACTACCAGTAATATCACCGATATCTAATATTTTAAGTAAATTTAGATACCTACCTTTAACTGGAATTTCATTTTACATATCAATATTATTAACTGATGGTAGAGCAATTCAAGTTTGGGTGTTGGTAACATTTATGACAACTTATTTAACAACATCATTATTAGCAATGCTAAAAGATATCCCACAAGAGGATTTTGACCACGCTAGAGCACTTGGTTGCAATAGATGGGAGATTCTATGGGAAGTTGTAATTAAAGGTCGTGTGGACTACGTTATTGAAGTAGTTAGACAAAATCTAGCAATTGTGTGGATGATGTTAGTAACGGTTGAATCAATATTAGCGGCTGCTGGTGGTTTAGGATTTCTTATTAAAAATTCTGATAAGTTCATGAATCATGGTCGAATCATTGCATTGCAGTTAATCATCTTGTTAGTTGGTCTATTTATGGACTTCACATTAACATTCATCAGAAAACGTTTATTCAGATATTCAAAAATCTAATTATGAAATACGAAATTAAAGAAACAATTTTATGTCTTGACAACATTAGTGTCGCATATGATGGTAAAACAATTATTAAAGATATTAATATTACTGAACACGATGTTATTTCGGAAGGTTCTGTAGTTGGTCAGACAATCGCAGTAGTTGGTCGTTCTGGTAGAGGTAAATCAACATTATTCAAAGCTTTGACTGGTTTGATTAAACCAACAACAGGTAGAGTGTTGATTACTGATATAGGTAGTGTTAATAAAGATGATGCTAAATTAGTAGGTGAAGGTGATGTTGGGTTTGTTGACCAAAAGTATACATTGTTTAGACACAAAACAATTACACAAATCTGTAATTATGCATTGAGAAAGAAAGGTATCACTAAAGATGAGAAATCAACATTGATTGATAAGTATCTAACTGATTGGGGATTATTTGAACATAAGGATAAATACCCATGTGAATTATCTGGTGGTCAAAGACAAAGAACTGCGATTATTGAACAACTGTTATCATCAGGTCATTTTATGGTATTTGATGAACCGTTCAGTGGTTTAGATGTTGGTAACATTGAGAATGTTAAATCAGCATTTAAATTAATTCAAGAGAGTCATGAATTGAATACTATCATATTCTCAACACATGATATTAACCTGGCTGTTGAATTGGCTGATAGTATCTATGTGATTGGTCATAAAGATGGTATTAAAGATTATAGTACGGTAGTTAAACATTACGATTTGAAACAAATGGGCTTAGCTTGGGAAAAATTTGGTACAGAACATTTAAATCTAGTTAATGAAATTAAAAATGATTTAATAAATTCATAATATGGCAATCATTATTATTCTTATATTTTTCTATATAATCATGAATGGTCCAGATAATAGAGGATAATTTTTTAGGGTGAAATTGTTGTGATTTATCACATCGTTGGTACCCACAGGTTCGAGTCCTGTTTTCACCTTAAAAAATAAATCATTTTTTATTTGTTTAATTAAAAAATTATACATATATTTGTAAAAACAAAATAGAAAAAGTATGAACATTTATTTAAAAGTAGTTGCAGTCATTATGTTTTTAATCGTACCAACGGTATTTGTATTAAACATGTGTGGAGATGCATCAAACGTAATTCAAAAAGAGTACTCACCATCAGCAATGTTGAAGAAGTATGAATACTTCAAAGATGTGTCAGCAGCAATTGATGAGAAAAGAGCAAACATTGATGTTTACAAAACGCAAATATCAACAATTAAAGACCAGGAAAGTTTTCAGTTTCAACAATCACAAGCTGAAATGATGGGTCTAATTTCAATGCACAATTCATTGTGTTCTGAATATAACTCAGCAATGAGTAAATTTAACTATGCCTTTTGTAATAAAGGTGATTTACCAGCTTCGAATCTAGAACCTCTACCTAGAGAGATTAAACCATATATTTTATCAATTAATTAAAAAAAATAAAAATGAAAAAATTATTTAAATTAATGAGTGTATCAATGATTGCATTGGTACTTATGTCTTCAGGTTGTGGAGATGGGAAACAGCAAAAATCTGATTCTGGTGCTATTAAAGCAACAACCCACATTAAAACTGATGCTGAAGGGCATACAGTTGAACAAACAAACATTATTGAACGTTTGCAGCGAGACAACCAAATTGGTGAAGTAAAACACTTGTATGTTATTTCATCTTATTCTGGTGACGTATTAGAATACTCAACAGTTAAAGGTAAAGTTACCTCAGGTGGCAAACGTTTAAGTCCTAAAACTGTAAATGGTGATGGATATGAAAGTCCAGGTAATTCAAATTATGTATACATTGGTGGTACACAATATACAACAGATGAAGTATTAGATGATGGTGGTGCATATGGTGAATCTGGAAATTATTTATTCTGGTTTGATGCACAAGACAACTATCATCAATATTACCCAAGTGGTGGGACATACTTACATATTTCTGAAAGACCACTTAGAATCAGAAAATCTAACTTAACTTTTACACTTGAATAATGAGAAAATTAGCTTTAATACCATTTTTAATTTGGGCTTACGTTTTAATAGCTTGGATTGTAAACATCGTGAAATTATTAAATTGTGACTTTGAAGGTCCAGTTTGGAAAGAGGAAATAATTCACGCTATTGGTTTAGTACCAGGAGTATCTATGATAACTTGTTGGTATTAAAAAATAACTTAAATAAACCAAAACCGCTATATATTTATATGTAGCGGTTTTTATAATATTAAAAAATTAAAACAATTATGGACAGTGACCCCAGTAAACAGAAAAATATCGATAATAATGCTAATGCTAGGAATGTTCTTCAATCCGATGGGTTTCGATATACTATTTTACATGATATTTCAACTAACAGGTTCTTATGGAATTACCACATTTATTTTTTACCTATTATCAGCATTTTGCTTTGGTCTTTATTTTCACTTTTCTAAGGTAAACCCTATTAAACACCTAATTAAAAAAGTTAAGAAAAATTAATACCTGACTAATTGTCAGTTAAGATTTTTTAAAAATAGATATTTAATGACTAAATGTCACTAAATATTATTTGGCATTTTACTTGACAATATAAATTATAATAAATCAATAAATAAAAAATAGTTATGTTTGATAATTTTGACGAATCCTTTAATAATGGGAATAAGAAAAATGAGAAATTACAAAAATTCATTAAAACTTTAATGAATATGAGAGAATCATTAAAAAATGATGATGAAAGTGAATTAGGTGAACCTAAATCGGTATCTAGGTATGAAGATGGTGGTTACACATTTGAAAGAACTGAATGGGAAAATGAACATGGTACTATAGTTAAAATTGAAATGGTGGGTTCACCACTTGAAACTTCTGGTGTCAAAAAAGAATTACCATTACAAAAACAACTTGAGTTAGCCGTTACTGAAGAAAGATATGAAGATGCAGCTAGAATTAGAGATGATATTAATAAAAAAACTTTTATTACTGATTTAACTGATAATCAAGATGTTAAACCAAATAATGAGTGGAATTTTTAAAAAATATTAAAATATTTTCATAAAGTAGTTGACAAATCAAAAAATAGTTACTATCTTTGTAAAACAAATAAGAAAACGTTCTTTAATTTATTATAAAACATTTATCCAAAAAAATGAGTTCTGCAACCAAACAGACAAACTACATGAGATGTTAATTGGTAAGGAAAGATGGTACTTGTATCATTGGAACTACGGAATTAATAACAATGGTAAGACTTCCATATAAAAAAAAGGTTAAACGTCAGACCACCCCAACAGGTGCAAGTAGGATGCAGTCGAATAACAGTAGACTCTCGCCAAAGCAAAGCCGAAGACGTAAAACGGGTTAATCCGCTGGGATGAAAAACACAAAAAATCATTTTGGGATAAAGATATTACGAGACAGGGTTACACTGCCACAACAACCTTGCGGTGAATAAACTATTTAATCACCGCATATTTAAGGGGAATAAGGTAAGTATTAAATCTGGACAGTCTCAAAAAATTAGCATAAGAATCAGTTCAGCAAATTCAAAAATTCGTTTATGGAAAAAAAGATGATTCTGGCTAACATTATTTACCATTAGCACAAAGTAAGTGCACCATTCCGTTTGGGAGTGGAGATGAGGGTTGAAGTCCCTTATGGTGAACATATTGCGGTTTGGTGTAATTGGTAGCACAAGGGGCTCATAACCCCATAGCCAGGTTCGAGTCCTGAATCCGCTTCTAAAAAAAATAATTTAAAAAAAGTTGCATATATTATAAACTTTTAGTATATTTGCATATATTTAATAGAAACAGTAAAAAATAATTAAAAAAAATAAAATGAAAACAACAGGTACGACATATCAACCGAAACAGTATACGCAAGGCGGGAAGCCTAGTGTGACGGGTGTGTCATATCAAGTTGAAAGTGATAAGCTTATTTAAGCATTAAACTTAACAAGATATTTAAAACCCGAATCGCTAATTGCAGTTCGGGTTTTTTTATGTCCATAATTTTATAAACGGGACAAAAAATAAAGTTTATATGTTCTTTGACATGTTGGGTAATTAAGTTATACATAAACTCTAGTAGGAATGTAATTTAACGAGTAGTATAGGAGCGGTTTATCTAGCGGCATTTGGAATGCCGAGCACGCTGGTTCGAATCCAGCCTATTCGACAACGAGATTTCGTCTATTGTTTAAGACCACACTCATGGGGGGTGTTGAATGGTAGGTTAAATTCCTCCAATCTCGACTGATATGGTTTCCATAAGCCATTAAAAAAATAAGTTATGGGAAGTTATTGTCCGATAGACAAACTGGCAAAGTCACTCCCCTTTGAAGGGAGAATCTGGGGGTTCGAAGCCCTCTCGGATAACAAAGGATGGTTACAGCAATATATACTATCAAACTTTTAATTTGGAACAGTGTACCATCCTGTATTTCGGAGTGTTGAGCAATTGGCTGGCTCGCTTGACTGTAAATCAAGTCCTAACGGCATGGGGGTTCGAATCCCTCCGCTCCGACTCGCTAGGGTAAATTTTAGATTTTTGACTTGTACTTGGCTTTTCAAGGGGGAAATAAAAATCATTTTGCACTCTAAGCATACTCGGTGATGCACTGGTCTTGTAAATCAGATAACTCAGTTCGATTCTGGGAGAGTGCTCAATAGGTAGGATAGACGTGCAGCAATGTATGGATTACGCCTTATGGGTTAATTACCCGTTGATGATTGGATATAAATGAGAGGTTCCAGTTAAGTCCTACTGACGTTATTAAATGAATACTGGTTTTTGATACCGCTTTACCGTTAGGAAAATCCTTATAAGGGCTGAGGCTTTAGGAGATTAACAGAATACAAAGGGGTATGACGGGTGCAGAGAGAGGCACAAATTGCGGGTGTAGCTCAATTGATTAGAGCACTAGCCTTCCAAGCTGGGGGTTGTGGGTTTGAGCCCCACCACCCGCTCCACGGGCTGTTATATTTTAAGCTCTTATGATAGAGGTAAAAAATAGAATGCGGGCGTAGCACAACGGTTAGTGCATCGGTTTACCAAATCGAGGATGCCAGTTCGATTCTGGCCGTCTGCTCACATGGGGTTGCTTGCGGTGAGGTGAACCGACCCGCCACGATAAGGCGGTGCTATAGCAGCTAAGGTCAAAAAGTGAATATGAGGCGTTGGTCGACAAACAAATCATTGAAGCGAAGTAGATAGGGTAACCTAGGTTCGATTCCCCCCAGCCCCACTAAAATAATATAAAACAATAAAAATTAAACATTATGAAAAACTTAACAATCATTTCAAAAAAGAAGAAGAAACGTTAGGGCACTCGGCTGTAAAAGTTACGAGTGTCATAAGAAGAAATATGCGCTCGTAACTCAGTTGGTAGAGTAGTAAACTTTTAATTTACGAGTCACAGGTTCGAACCCTGTCGGGCGCACATAGACACATAGACACAATAAATGGCTATGTTATGCGCCTGAAGCTCATGTGGACGGGCTTCCCGCTTTTAACGGGAAGGTAGAGGGTTCGAGGCCCTCCAGGTGCACTAAATTATTTATAATGGAAAATCTAACAGTATTATTTTTACACACCCAACATCGTGCACAGTCACATCAATTTATTGTTGGTGATGATGGTTTAGTAGATTATCATTCAAATAGAATTATACCTAGAGAATGTTTTGATAGATTCTTAATTGATTACCCAATGTTTAATGTAATAAGGGCTGAAGTATGTCAAAGAATATCTACCCCAGATGGTCCAAAGGAGTACATATGGGTAAATATTGAAAGATATAAAGGCGGTTAATTACCTACCTTGAGATGCGTATTCTTTCTTATAGTTCTTTGAGTTTTTACTTTTAGATGTAATGTTTAAAAATTTTTCTTTTAACTCATGTAATGTATTTGCTACTATATGGTTTTTATGTTTTTTTTGTAAACCATTTTTAACTCTAGATAATTTACTACTAGAAAAATTAAAAACCGTTGTTTTAATACATTCTGAAATACTTTTAAAATATTGTGGCTTGTATTCATCTATTTTAGTGATATAAATTGGTGTTTCGGGTAACCAACCTTTATTATTATTTTTAGTGTTTCTTATATTAATGTTTAATTTTGTTTTATCATAATTAAAAATAAAATTTTTAGCATATCTATTTTTATTATTTAAAACAGCTAAAATATTCGCTCTAGCGATTTTTAAAGTTTCAGAAGCTTCTAATATTGAATTAAATTCAATTATTTCTTCAGTTAAAATATTTTGACTAAATATTTTTTTTGCATGTGATGGTGTGAAACCTAATCGACCTTGACCACCTTTAGTATAATTTACTAAACACCCACCTTCTGAAATTAATTTATACCCTGATATCAATTCAATTTCTTTCTTCAAAGCTAAATCAAAACTGATATTATCTATAATTATTTCAACTTTGTAACCAACTTTATTAACTACATTTAACCAATGTTTATTTCTTGAATGTTTAGAATTTGCTCTACTATAGTATTTATCAGAACCAACACCAATGTAAAATACGTCATTTGTGTCTAATCTAATATGTTTATAAACGTATGCCATTTTCTAAATCTTTATTTATTAGTGTTCTTATTCTTTTAGATAATGAATACCCATTTTTATCACAATGTATTTTATAATTTTTAATTACATCCTTTTCAATTCTGATATTAATTAAAACTTTTTTTTCTTTTTCTTCCATATTGTAAATTTTTTGCTTTACAATAAATATGTACAAAATTATTAAAAGATTAATAATTGAAAAAAATTATCTTCCTTGACCTTTATTTAATTTTTTATAATGTTTAGAACTTTTAAGTTTAGAGTACTTAGAAGTCGAATGAATACCTGGTCTCTTTTTAGTAACCTTTCTTAATGAAGATGATGCGTTACTAGATTTAGTTGCTTTTGCCATAACTATAATTTTACAAATAAATATATAAGACAAATATTAAATACGATATTTATAATAAAATATTAATCAACTGAAGGGTTGATTTTTTGTTTTTTTAATTGTATATTTGTAATTATGAAAAACATAATATTTTTAGATTACGATTCGGATAGGGATGGTAATGAAATAAGAATTGGTAAACCAAACCAAGAAGCACCAACTGATAAAGTAATTGAGGTGGAAATGTTAAATTTAGATGTTGATTTATTAACAGATGGTTTAATTAAATTAATTGGTGAAGCCCATAAATTAGGTTTTTGGGATAAATCGGTGATATTAGATAATGTCATTGGTAAATTATTAAAAGAAAAGTATGACAAATCAGGAGAAAGCAGTGATGTATGAGGCAATCGTTTCAGAAGGAGACAGATTGAACAGAGAAAAATCTAAATTAAAAGCTGAAAACGCTGGAATAAACATGTCAAAAGAGACTGAAATGTCAATTGCAGATATTGATAAAAGATTGTTTATTTTAGAAACTAGGTTGAATGAACTAGTTAGATAATGGCAAAAAAACGAGTTAAAGTTCAAGCTGAGCTCATTCAACCTATTGAAGAGCAACCAAAACTTAGACCTGTTGTTAAACAAACAACTAAAAAAATTGAAGCTGAAATTAAACCTATTGAAAAGAAAATTGATGAAAGAAAATCAACAACTGACAATAGGTTTGAAAGGCACAAAGCTTTTGGTGATTTAGTAAAAAGGGCTGAGATAACTGAAAAAGTTAAACAAGGGTTACTTAAATGGATGTTTTACGGTATTGATAACGATAATGGGTATCAATACTATTTAAAAATTAAAAAATAGTTATATGGGATTACAATCACAAATCAGTGCAGATTTAGTTACTGCAATGAAAGCGAAAGACACAATTACATTAAAAGTCTTAAGAGTATTAAAAGGTGAAATCCAAAGGGGTGAGCAATCTTCAAATGGTAAGATTGAGTTATCAGATGCGGATATTGTTAAATTAGTTAAAAAATCAATTGATGGTATTATTGAAACAGGTGGTGACCAATTAGAAGTTGCTGTACTTGAAAAGTATATGCCAAAACAAATGAGTTTTGATGATATGTATTTTCAATTTTCATTACTTAGAAGTCTACAAGGGTATAACTCACCAAAAGATATGGGTAAAATTATGGCATATTTTAATCAAAATTTTGCTGGTCAATATGATGGTAAAGTATTATCTCAAATGGTTAAAGACTTACTAACAAATACTGACTCTATTGCGTAATGGATAGTAACGAAAGATTAATTGAAGATATTAAAAATCTTATAAAGTTCTATGAGGGGTTAGCACAGACAACTCCTCAATTAGAATTATACGTTAAAAAACTTCATCAACAACTTGATGAACTAACAAACGAAGAAAATAATCAATAATGAGTAAATCTGTTTTAGTTGCAGTTGCAAACGAGGGTCAACAAAATATGCCACTAGCTGTTGTGGAAAAATGGGACCCAGAAAAATTATCATTCTTTGGTGAAACTGTTTTCTTTAAAGTGGGTGATAGTTACTTTTCTATGAAAAAATTAGATTTTTGTAATATTTTTCAAGAAAAGTGTGCTTTTATAAAATATAAATAATATATTTGCAGTATGGCATTAATAAAATTTGAATTAAAAGAAGACCACATTAAGCTTATAAAGCATTTAAAATGGTCAATGACTACAGATAATCAGATATTATCTAGGGGTAATGATAATGAAGAACATGGTGATTCACCATTCGGTGGTGATGATTTATTTGAAGATATGAATACTATATTAAATGGTAAACCAGAGAACTTCGACCCATTAAATGATGAAAATATTATACTAACAGAATCTCAAATAGTTGATATGCAAATATTATTTGATGAATTACCAACAGCATTAGATATTATATTATACACAACTAAATTTGAACCTGGTCACTATAAATCTAAATGGTATGATAGAAATTGGGTTAAATTTGAACCAAAAGTGAAATTAGTATGAGTGAATTTAAAGATGCTTACATTATTGTTAAAGTTTTAACAAAAAAAGGTGGAAAACCGCAACACATATTCTTAGTGAATAGTCATAATGAGATATTAGAATTTGATACTGAAGAAAAAGCACAAAGTGTTGCTGATTTATTTGAGAATAATTCTGAGAATGGTTGGGTATATTACGTAAAAAAAGTTTAAATATGAATCGAACACATTTTGATTTAAAAAGTATACCATTTAATAAGATTTGGTTTACATCTGATACACATTTTAATCATAGCAACATCATCAAATATTGTAAAAGACCATTTGAAGATGTTGAAGAGATGAATCAAACTTTGATTGATAATTGGAACATGGTGGTAGCTGAAGATGATTTGATTATTTGTGATGGTGATTTTTCACTTGGTAGTTCAAATAATGCTATTATGATATTAAATCGATTGAATGGTTATAAAATATTAATTAAAGGTAATCACGAAAAAGCTGTGCTTGGTAGTAAGGAAGCTAAAGAATACTTTGATGCTGGTATTTATGATTTATTAGAAATCAGGGTATTAGATGAAGAAGTGTCAGATGGTTTTCAAGATATCATATTATGTCACTACCCAATGTTATCTTGGAATAAATCACATAGAGGTTCATGGCAATTATTTGGCCATGTTCATGGTATGTTAGATGGTGACAAAAGATTGTCACCAAATCAAATGGACATTGGTGTTGATTCAAATGGTTTTAGACCAATCTCATATCAAGAAGTGAAAGAAATTATTACTATACAAAATTTAGATAGAATCAAAAATGCGAAATAAAAATAAAGACCCATATGTTGCTGATATAGTAGCAATACAAAGATTAGTTAAAGAATGGGTTAACCATAAATCATTAATCATAGCATATGATTATGATAATACAGTATTTGATTATCATAATCTTGGATATGAGTTTGATTTTGTTATTGATTTATTGACAGAATCTAAAAAATATGGTGCTAAATTTATAGTATATAGTTGCTCACCAGTCAGTAGATATGGTGAAATGGGTGAATATTTAAATTCAAACAATATACCATTTGATACAATAAATGAAAACATAATTGAATTACATGGTGGTAGTGGTAAATTATTTTATAATATATTCTTAGATGATAGAGCTGGTCTTAAATCAGCGTGTTCAATATTAAGCGCAGCACTAAGTGTTATTAAAAGAAACCCACAAACAGAAGAAGAAGCTTGTGAAATGTTAAAAGACATATATGGTTCGAGAATTACTTGTTAATAACAAAACTGATATTTTTGAAATCATAGATGGTTGTAAAAATAATGATAAATCTTACCAATCGGCATTATATATAAAATACTATTACACTGTTTTAAATGTTTGTAAAAAATATATTAGTAATTTACATGAAGCTGAAGATTTAACGCAAGATATATTCTTAAAGTTAATGAATAAGTTAGACACATTTAAAGGTAAATCACCAGCACAATTTTCCGCATGGGTTAAGATGGTTAGTAAAAATAGTGTTATAGATTCTATACGAAAAAGACGAGATACCACTGATATTTCTGAAGATAAATTGAATAACCTCAATTCATATTTTATAAATACAGATGTAATTGATAATTTTGAAGAAATTATGTCTAACGATATAAATGTTGCGATATCAAACCTAAGTCCAAAACAAAAAAAAGTATTCCAATTATACTATATTGAAAATTATAGTCACAATGAAATTGCTGATAAACTCGGTATTAATGTTAGTACATCAAAAACTAACTTACTTAAAGCTAAATTAAAGCTTTCTAAACTACTTCAGCATTATAACAATAGTTTTAATTAAAAATTATGAAATTTAAAAATTTAACTGAAAGTCAGAAGGACCGTATACGTGAAGTTTACAATGACAAAGACTCCACATCATGGGAAAAACGAGCAGCAATGCTTGGTGATGAATTCGGTGTTAGTGAACGAACAATACGTAAATGGTGTTCTGAAAGATTATCATTAAAAGAAAAGGTTGATATTGAACCAGAACAGTATGTAAAAGCCAAAGCTAGAGTACATGATGAAAACAAAAAAAGATTTATCATCACATGGGCTCAAAATAACACTCCAGTACATTCTGGATTCCTTAAGAATATTGAAGCATATGCTGATTATATCAACGCTGATATTCACGTTATTGCTGGTAGATATAAAAATCCAACATCAATATGGTCACAAAACCAAGAACAAGAGGAAAATTGGGACAGTAAAGTCATTAAGTATTTAGATGCTAATAGACATGATATCCATGAGTTTGTATCAATATTATCAGATATTAAAATTCAACCAACAGCGGTAAATCCAATGACTGGTTTACAGGCTTTGAGTGGTGTTAATTCATGTGTCTTTGGTAGTCCAAAAGTACAATTAGAAATGATACCAGTTTTAGAAGGTTGTAGACCAAAAATGATGCTAACTACTGGTTCTATTACTAAAAAGAACTATACTGACTCTAAAGCTGGTAAAACTGGTGATTTCCACCATACCTTTGGGTTTGTTATTGTTGAAATAAAAGATGATGAAATTTTCTTTACTAGACAAGTAACTGCTGATGACAAAACTGGTAACTTTAGTGATTTATACTTTAGAGTTGAAAATGGGTTAATTAAAGAATTGGATAAAGTTTCAGCTATAGTATTGGGTGATATTCACTATGGTCATCATGACCAAGTAGTACTTGATTCAACTATGGTACTAATGGATAAACTAGTACCTAAACATGTTATTTTACATGATGTATTTGATGGTAATTCAATATCACATCACGAAATGAAAGACCCATTTATTCAATACGGTAAAGAAATTGCTGGTACTAATGATTTGGAAAAAGAGGTTGAAAATATGTTAACTGGGTTACAAGCATTTGAAAAATATGATAATGTTGTAGTTGTTAGAAGTAACCATGATGATTTCTTAGACCGATGGTTGAAGAATGAAGACTGGAAGAAACAACCAACTTTCAAGAACTCAAGATTATATATGCGATATAGTGACTTATTACTTGAGCAGTATGGTAGAGACCCATATAGTGTTAAAGGTGTTATCCCATCAATTATAAATGAGAGATTCCCTAAATTTAAAACGTTAGGTAGAAGTGAATCTTATAGAGTTAAGGATTGGGAACTTGGACAACATGGTGATATCGGTTCTAATGGTAGTCGTGGTTCATTATTACAATTCCGTAGATTGAATACTAAAATTGTTGTTGGTCATTATCATAGTCCAGGTAGAAAAGATGGTGCAATCGCAGTTGGAACATCAACTAAATTAAGAGTTGGTTATAATAAAGGTGCAAGTACATGGTTACAATCACATATTATAATACATACAGACGGTAGAGCTCAACACATAAACTTCATAAATGGAGAATTTACAACCTTAAACTAATGAGTAGGAGAGTAAAAAAAATTGACCTTGAAGTTCAGGAATTATTAAAAAATAAAACAATTACTAGCGATGAAATTATTAATGTCTTCATGAAATATGAGGACATTAATATTAAATCTATTGAGAAGTTAAATAAAGAAAGAGTAGTTGAGCGAAATAGAATAAAAGGTGCTTTAAGACAAACAATAAATGCTCACGGACCTATTGATATGAAACTAATAGGTAGTGCTACAAAAAGGATTTCTGGTGCACTAATAACAAACAAAGAATCAAAACCAAAAACTAAATCAAATTTCAATAGTTTTATTTGGGGGTTAATAGTTGGTTCATTAATAGTATTATTATTAATATGAAAGATTTTATTAAAAGTATATTTAGAAAAAAATTAAATGAAGGTAAACACAGCGATAAGTTTGAATACGGTTGTGTTATGGTATTTTTAGATGTGAATAAAGAAGATTGGGATAATCTTGAATCAATGATTGATAAAGATGATTTATATCTTGGTGAAGATGGTGATAGAGGATATGGGTTTGAAACTGAACCACATGTTACAGTGTTATATGGATTACATAGTGATATACCATTAGAAGATATTGAAAAGGTTATTAATGGTTTAAAAAAACCAGAATTGAAGATGCAAAAAGTATCATCATTTAATAATCCAAAATTTGGTGTATTAAAATTTGACGTGGAAAGTGAAGATTTACATAGTGAAAATAAAAAGTTTACTAAATTCCCACATACCACATCATACCCAGATTACCACCCACACGCAACGATTGCCTATATCAAACCAGATAAAATTGATAAATATGTTGATAAATTTAAAGACATTGAACCAGTTGAGGTTGTTGTAACTAAAGTGGTTTATTCAATGGCTGATGGAACAAAAAAGGAGTATCCTTTTGAAAATTAAATATTTATTTGTATATTTGTAAAATGAAAGATAAAATTAGAATGATATTAAGGGAAGGTGTTATTGATGAAACTATCAAACGAGTAGCTATATTTGATTTTGACGGAACATTAATTGATACTGATACACCAGAAAGTGGTAAACCTTTGTGGCAAAAAGAATTTGGATTTGAATGGCCATTTAAAGGTTGGTGGGGTAGACCTGAAAGTCTAGATAGTAGAATTTATTTTCAAAAAGACACTAAATTAGCACCAGGTTTAAAGGAAATTGGTCTTAAACGAAATATTTTTGATAATAACCCAATACCAAAAACATTATCAGCTTATAAAGAACAATCTAGTAGACCAGATACTATGGTATTATTATTAACTGGTAGACATGCTGGTGTTGGTAAATTGGTTACTGATATATTAAACAGTAAGGGATTAAAGTTTAACGATTATATCTATAAAACTGGTAATTTAGATACTGCTGACTTTAAAATAGAAGTATTGAATAAATTAGTTAATAACAACCCAAGCCTAGAAGAAATTGAAATCTGGGAAGATAGGGATGACCATTTACCAGTATTCCAAGACTGGGCCAGTAAACAAAAAATAAAAGTAATTGTTCATCATATAACGGATGCAACAAAGTAAAAAAATGGAGCCAATAGGTTCCCTTTTTCATTTTAAGTAATATTTATAATAAACGCTTAAAATGAAAGTTACAAAGATTACAAGTAAAGGTATTGATTTAATTAAATCATTCGAAGGCTTTAGTTCAAAACCTTATTTATGTCCAGCAAAAATTCCAACAATTGGATATGGTGCCACATTTTACCCAAACGGTAAAAAAGTTACAATGAAAGATTCATCAATCACAGAAGAAAAAGCTATTGAGTTATTAAAAAGCATGTTGATTAAGTTTGAGCAATATGTTGATTCATATTGTATTGATACGGTTACTCAAAGTCAATTTGATGCATTAGTTTCATTTTGTTATAATCTAGGACCATCTAATTTGAAATCTAGTACACTTCTTAAAAAAGTTAATACAAACCCAAATGACATAACGATTGAAGCTGAATTTATGAAATGGACTAAAGCTGGTGGTAAAACACTTAAAGGTTTAGTTAGAAGAAGAGAAGCTGAAGTTAAATTATACTTTAATAAATAATAAAAAAATGAGCTATACTAAAGAACAAATTGAAAAGGCTGTCAAATCTAAAGGTTATACTTGGTTTGAAGGAGCTAAAGACTATGATGTAAACATCGTAGGGGTAAGAAATAATGCACCATCTGTTGCTGATAAGGTAACAAATGTATTTGATGATTTCATTACACTATCTTTTAAAGAAAATGGTGTTTGGAAATTCTATATCTGGAATAATACAACAGACCCAGGTAAAAAAGGGGTTGAACAATTCCATAATTCTAAAGGTGTTGCTAGGTTAGTACCTGGACAATATCGTTCTGTTTGGACAATTGATAAACATCAAGGTAAATACGAAGCACTTTGTCAAAGAAATGGTAACGTAAAGGTTTATCGTGATGGTGATAAGAATAATGTATTCTCTGAAGCTATAGTTGATACAGGTATGTTTGGGATTAACATTCATAAAGCTGGTCAAGATTCAACATGGGTAGAAAATTGGAGCGAAGGTTGTCAAGTGTTTAAACGAGTAAAAGATTTTGATGAATTTATGAAAATATGTAAGAAAGCTGCAAAAATTCATGGAAACAAATTCTCATATACGTTACTAGAAAGTACTGATATAATTTAAATAAAAAGCCACCTAGTGTGGCTTTTTTCATTTATTGTTGGTATATTTGTAAAAAAATAAAAATTGATGTTTAAAAAAGGAGATATTGTAACTGGTGAAATTGGTCTTACGGGATTCGGTTCAGGTTATGTTACAAACCAAGATATAAAAAAGGGTATACATATCAATAAAGGTAGTGTAAACAAAGCATTGCATTTAGATATAGTTAAAGTTGAATTAACCAAAACTGATAATGGTCAATTTGAAGGTAAGGTAATTGAGATTGTAGAACGATTCAAGACTGAGTTCGTTGGTACTATGCAAATATCATTAAAGCATGCTTTTCTAATACCAGATAATAAACGAATGAATATTGATATATTCATCCCATTAAATAAAACAATGGGTGCATCTAATGGTGAAAAGGTTGTTGTGAAAATGACAACTTGGGGTGATAATCAGAAAAACCCTAATGGTGAAGTAATTAGAGTATTAGGTCAATCAGGTAATAATGATGTTGAAATTCATAGTATATTGGAAGAATATAATCTACCATATGAATTTAAACAAAATGTAATTAATGAGTCTGAATTAATATCAGATGTTATTTCAGAAAAAGAAATAGCTAAAAGATTAGATATGCGTGACATATTAACTTTTACTATTGATGGTGAAACAGCTAAAGATTTAGATGATGCCTTATCAGTACAATGGGTTGATGGTAATATTGAAGTTGCTGTTCATATTGCGGATGTATCTTATTATGTAAAACCAAATACAGCTATAGATGATGAGGCATATAAACGTGGTACATCGGTTTATTTAGTTGATAGAGTTGTACCGATGTTACCAGAAAAATTAAGTAATAATCTTTGCTCACTTAACCCACATACTGATAAATTAGTTTATTCATTTATATTCACACTTGACCAAAATGGTAAAGTAATTAAAGAAAAGTTTTGTCGTGGTATAATCAATTCAAATTACCGATTAACATATACTGAAGTTCAAAAAGTAATTGAAGGTGGTGACATCTATAATAAAGAGTTAAAAAGAGCTATATTAGATTTGAATCGATACGCAAGTAAAATAAGAAAAATTAGAAGTGATAAAAATTCATTAAAATTTAGAGGTTCTGAAGTTAAGTTTGATTTAGATTTAAATGGAAACCCACTTGGCGTTTATTTTACTGAGCAAAAAGAATCAAATTGGTTGATTGAGGAATTTATGGTTTTAACAAACAGACAAGTTTGTGAATACGTAACAAAAAAAGGTGTTGTGACATTGCATAGAACACATGATGAACCAGACCCAACTAGATTAGAATCACTAAAAACATTTATAGAATTGATTGGTTATAAATTAGACTTATCTGATGATAATAAGATTAAGGATAAACTAAATGGGT